CGACAAGATCATTGCTAGCGCATCAACAGGCAGCGCAATCGTCTGCTTGTACTCGGCCTATGAAGGCAGCGCGGCACCAGTTGCTGTGGGCTTCACGCCTCGCGGTGCTTGGTCAAGCGGTGCCAGCTACGTCACAAATGATGTGGTCAGCTACACCAACGGCAGCAGCTATCTAGCAATTCAAGCCAGCACAAACCAGCAGCCTGATACGCAGACTGCATACTGGCTGTTGCTTGCTGCCAAAGGCGACACCGGTAGCGGTGATGTCACAGGCCCATCCAGCTCAACCAACAATAACGTCGCGGTGTTTGACGGCACTACCGGAAAGATAATCAAGCAGGGTACTGCTGGCACAGACTTTGTGGCTCCCGGCACAGCGACTACATTTACCGCAGATCAGACATTTAACTCGACACGCTTGAAGCTGGCTGGCTCATCGTCAGGAACCGCAACGCTTAACGCGCCTGCTGCTGCTGGAACGAATACCTACACGCTGCCTCCTGATGCTTCGACACTTGGCTACCGAAACATCCCGCAGTCAGGATCGGACAAGACAACTTCGTACACGCTTGCCACGACTGACATCGGTGAGTTTGTCGGTGTTGGTACTAGTGGATCGATCACTATCCCCAACAGTACATTTGCTGCTGGCGACATTGTTTCGATCTTCAACAACACGACAGGCAACATCACGATCACTTGTTCGATCACGACGGCCTACATTGCTGGCACGAACACGGACAAGGACACGATGACGCTGGCAACCAGAGGCGTGGCGACGATCTTGTTTATCAGCGGCACGGTCTGCGTTGTCACCGGCAACGTAACGTAAGGGGCTGACATGAGTGGAATCATGGCAATGCTGCTGGGTCGGTTGGCTGGCCCAAGCAGCTTTACTGTTGTCCAGACCTTTACCGCATCTGGTACTTGGACTTGTCCTACTGGCGTGACCGAGGTTGAGTACCTAGTGGTCGCTGGCGGCGCTGGAGGTGGGATGGGGTATGCCGGGGGCGGCGGTGCTGGAGGCTTCCGTACAGGTACTGGTTTGGCCGTTACTGCCGGTACTGATTACACCGTTACTGTTGGGCAAGGCGGCGCAGGAGCAACCGCAAGAACTTTAGCAGGGGCAAGCGGTGGTGATTCATCTATTGCTGGAGCGCCAATTAGTGAAAGCCCTTCTGGAGCAGGCACTAATACGTTAAAGGCTTATGGTGGTGGCGGTGGTGGTTCAGACCAATCTACAGCGGGCGGTGCTGGAAACGGAATAAATGGCGGCTCTGGTGGTGGTGCTTGTGCAACTGGTGCTGCTGGAAACGGGAATACGCCTTCAACATCTCCATCACAGGGCAACAACGGTGGAACCGGGGCTGGCGCTCCCAACTTTGGCGCTGGCGGTGGTGGTGGTGCAGGCGCCGTTGGTGCAAATGGAACAAGCACTACAGGTGGGAATGGTGGCAACGGTACTGCATCAAGTATCAGCGGCTCATCGGTAACTTACGCTGGTGGTGGTGGTGGAGGGACATTCGGTGGTGGAACTGCTGGCACAGGTGGCTCTGGTATTGGCGGCAATGGAAGCACAAGTTCTGCGGCGGGTTCTGCGGCATCTCCAGCAAATCGTGGCTCTGGTGGTGGAGGCGGTGGTTATACGGCTCCTAATCACGGAACAGGTGGCGCTGGAAGCTCCGGCATTGTCATCCTCAAGTACAACGTCGCATCACAGACTGTATTCACCTTTAAGTCATCGACTCGTTGGACTTGCCCAACAGGTGTAACCAGCGTTGATTATTTGGTCGTGGCTGGTGGTGGCAGTGGTGGAAGTGTTGGTGGCGGCGGTGGAGCAGGTGGATTTAGAACTGGCACAGGCGCGGCTGTAACTGCTGGCACTGATTACACGATTACAGTAGGTGCTGGAGGAGTAGAACAGGGCGCGAGTCAACAAGGAGGTTCTGGAACTAATTCATCAATTGTTGGCGGTTCATCATCTCCATTCCAATCACCGGGCATTGTGTCTGCTGCTGGTGGTGGCGGTGGAGGCAACCAAACAAGCGCGGCTGGAAATGGTTTGGCTGGCGGTTCTGGTGGCGGGGGTGGCTCTGCTGGCGCACCGGGAACTGTAACAGGTGGCGCAGGAAATACGCCAAGTACATCACCATCGCAAGGTAGCAATGGTGGAAATGGAAATACAAGTGCGCCAAGTTATCCATCTGGCGGCGGTGGCGGCGCAAGTGCTGTTGGTGGTAATGGTAGCGGTGGCGCAACTGCGGGGAATGGTGGAAATGGCACAGCCTCATCAATAACTGGCTCATCTGTAACTTACGCAGGTGGCGGTGGTGGCGGCTCTCAAGGTGGTACGGCTGGAACCGGAGGCACAGGCGGTGGCGGCAACGGCACAAACAACAACACTACTGGTGGAAATGGAACAGTAAACACAGGTGGCGGCGCAGGTGGTGGAGGTTATGCCTCTGGTACTGGAGCTAGGGGTGGCACAGGCGGCTCCGGCATCGTAATAATCAAAATCAATCAATAACTATGGAAACTAAAGTCTATCGATTCATGGGCATCGACACAGCAATGCAGTTGCTACGTCCGGGTGCCAAGTGGGAAATCTCAAATAACGTCTTTACACGTTGGGAAGACCCAAGACCCTGCCCGTCGATTGAGGAAGTCTATTGGGTGATGGACAGAATCAAAGAGTTTGAGGAGAGCATCCCGACCATGTGGCTACCAGAGCAACTAGAGCAGATGGGTGTTCAAATGAGAGAGATTGAGGAAGCCATCGGATGAATATGCACAACCTTTTTCCAACGCCTGTCGGGATGTTTGACCTTGACCGTCCGTTGACCGACGAAGAAATGTTGTTCGTGCGCGGTCAGGAGACTAGAGCAAACGAGGGCAACACGACCAGCAAGAATAACTTTGTGCTGCGTGACCCAACAATGACTTCCCTGCGCGGCTGGATTGAGGACTGCGTGGCTGAATACTTCAAGGCAACTAGCAACCCAAAGCATGACGTTGATCTGCGTATTACGCAAAGCTGGTTTAATTATTCAGAGCAAGGTCAATGGCATCATAAACACGCTCATCCGAATAGCTTTGTCTCAGGCGTGTTCTATTTGAACACCAACCCTGACGATAAGATTTTCTTCTATCGCTCTGGCTGGCAGCAGATTAAGTTTCCACCGCTAGATTGGAACTTGTACAACTCCGAGTCGTGGTGGTTTGAAGCTGTCACAGGTCGTTTGATTTTGTTCCCATCGTCGCTTGAGCATAACGTGCCGACGGTGACGGGTGACGATGTGAGGATAAGTATGTCGTTCAACACATTCCCTGTTGGCGTGGTGGGCGATGAGATGCAACTAACTGGATTAAAACTGGAGGCTTAAATGGCGCACTTCGCTGAACTCGACGCAAACAATGTGGTGTTGCGCGTCATCGTAATTGACAACAAGGACACGGCTGATGCCAACGGTGTCGAGAAAGAACACATCGGTGCTGCATTCTGTGAGCGCCTGTTTGGTGGCAACTGGAAGCAGACCAGCTACAACGGCAACATTCGGAAGCACTACGCAGGTGCAGGATTTACTTACAACTCGGTGCGCGATGCCTTCATTCCACCGCAGCCTTACCCGTCATGGACATTAGACGATGACGCTAACTGGCAACCGCCTGTTGCGATGCCGACCGACGGCGGCAGGTACTCATGGGATGAGGTAACGCAGACTTGGGATGCAGTTGAGTAATCATGGAAGACTTAATTACAAAGATTGCCGTTGGCATTGCTGGCCTTGGTGCCGGTGCTTGGGGTATGTACCAGAAGGTCAAGGCCGACAACCGCAACAACCATGCGGCTGATCTTACTGGCGCGGCTTGGGCGCAGGTAGTCACTACCTTGCGCGAAGAAGTGTTACGCCTGTCTGAACGGCTGGCCGCAGTCGAGGAGCAGAACCGTAAGTGCGAGGAAGCGAACGATGCCTTGCGCGAAGAGATCATTAGCATGAAGAAGCAGTTGCACTTGTTCTGATGTGCTTGACCCGATCACCATTGCTGCGGCCTACAAGGCCTGTACCACAGCGATTGATCTTGCGAAGAAGGGTGTCGATCTTTACAAGCAGATCAAGTCAACGAGTGGCGATGTCAGCGGTGTACTGAAAGACCTGAAGGAACAGTATCACAAGATAGTTGACCCTAGTCCAGAGCAGAAGAAGCAGTACAACGAAGAAGTAAAGAAGGTTCAGGAGATTGCCAAGGCTGTACCTGATGATGTCCTTGGTGACATCTGGAATAACTTAGGCACCTTCATTGACCAGTACGAAGCTCTGCTAAAGATATATGTGCAGAGTGAGGCAGAGGCGAAGGAGGTGTACCGAGGCGATCTGTCGCTAGGTCGCAGGGCGCTGGAGCGTATCCGGCTGGAGTCGAAGCTAAACGAGATGCTGGCGCAGGTGCGGGAGCAGATGGTTTACAACACACCGCCAGAGCTAGGCTCTGTGTGGTCAAGATTTGAGAAGGCATGGCACGACATCCAGAACGAGCAGGCTGATGCACTAGCGATAGAAACGAGAAAGATACAGGCGGCGAGATGGCAACGCAGAAGGGCAATAAATCGCCTCAAGGGTCGTCTGGTATGGATTGGAGCAGTCGTGTTCGTAATAGCGTGGGCGGCGGGTCTAATGTGGCTAATAACGAGAAGCGCGATTCAGAGGATGTCCCTTGGTCTTTAATTGTAACGGTCATGGCATTGCTGCTAACCTTCTTCATTGTCATGCCAATCCTCGGGGTGATGTACTACGATATGTTTATAGTCCATCAGGCTGCGGTGCATGAGGTTAAGAAGATGAAGCAACTGCGTCGGGAGATTCTTGAAGAAAGGATGTACGGCAAATGATTACCCGTAAAGCATTCAGGGAACTGGTGCCGAACACCAAGTACCCAGACCAATGGTACGACGCTTTGTTCGGACCGCAAACTGAACTTGATGGCAAGTCGTTACTCGAAGACTACGACATCAATACTCCCAAAAGAATAGCCGCCTTCATTGCTCAATGCGCTCACGAGTCAGGCGGCTTTGTTTTTCTGACGGAGAATCTGAACTACAGCGCGTCAGGTTTGATGAAAATTTTCCCCAAGTATTTTCCAGACGAAGCTACTGCCAATGCGTATGCCCGTCAGCCAGAGAAGATTGCTAACCGTGTGTACAGGAACCGCATGGGCAATGGTGACGAGGCATCAGGCATGGGTTATTTGTACCGAGGAAGGGGTCTACTCCAGCTAACCGGTCGTGATAATTATTTTTGGTTCTCTGCATCTATCGGCATTACACCAGAGCAAGCCACAGAATACCTTCAGACATTCGAGGGTGCTGGGCAGAGTGCTTGTTGGTTTTGGAGTGAGAATGGCCTGAACAAGTTTGCTGATGCTGGTGACATTCTTGGGATGACGAAGAGGATTAATGGTGGAACCATCGGTCTTGAAGACAGGAAGAAACACTATGAACACGCGCTACATCTTCTTGGTGCTTAGTCTGTTTCTGGTTGCCTGCGAGGATAGGTTCCGCTATCCCTGCCAAGACAACAAGAACTGGTCAAAGCCCGAATGCCAAAGACCTACTTGTGCTGTGACCGGCACTTGCCCTGACCAACTTGTACCTGCGGCTGACTTCAAACAGGAGGAACAAAAGTGAAGTGGACTCCAGATCAAATCGATAGCGTCATCAAGCTGATCATTGGCACCACCTTCTGCATGGTGCTGCTGATGATGTCGAGCCTAGCCATGTACTCGGTGGTCTTTGTGACCCAGCCAATGAACTCCATTGCGCCAGCGGACAAGCAGTTCTTTATGTTGCTCTCCGATATGTCAAAGTATATCCTTGGGGCATTGGCAACCCTCCTCGCTATCAAAGGTAAAGATGGTGTAGCCAAGCTGATCGACCCACCTTCCGGAGTAAGCAAGGCAAGTGACTGGACTGATCCGCAGCCACCTGCACCGAAGGCACCAGCGCCTACCCATGCACCTGTACGCATGGAACCACAGCTTGATCCGACACCGGCTGCACCTGTGGCTACTGGCTTCAATGGTAAGGCAGCACCTGTTCAACCACCTCATCCGGAGATCAACTAATGTTTATCTATCTACGCATGGCAGCTACGGTCATCGCAAGCTTGTTCTTGGCTTTCCAGATTCACGCACAGGAAACAAAGAAGGTTTGCAATACGCAGAAGGACAAGAAGGGCAAGGACGTTCAGGTTTGCAAGGAAGTTAAGCTTCACAAGAAGCTTGACGGGACAAAGGTGCCGCCCAAATGAATCCTTATTTCGTTGCCGGGGCCGTTATCGCGGTCGCCATTGCTGGTGCTGGCGGTTATGTCAAAGGCACGACGCATGGTAAGGCCGAGATACAGGCGCAATGGGATCAGGAAAAGGCCAAGCTTGCAGAGGAATATGCGAAGGCTCAAGCCGCAGCGCGTGAGAAAGAGCAGCAGCTACAGGCACAGGCCGATCAGCTAAGAGAGGAATCCAATGCAAGGGTCAAAGATATTAATACTCGGACTGACAAGCTTATTGACAGCTTGCGCCAGCGCCCCGACCGCAACTCCACCCAGACAAGTGCCGTGTCCGGTGCCACCTGCCCTAGCGGTGGAGCGTCCGGCAAGCACTTGGCAAGCGGAGATGCAGTCTTTCTTGCAAGGTACGCCGCAGATGCCGCAAGACTCGAAGCAGCCCTCGACACCTGCGTCAAACAGTACGAAGCATTGAGGGCTAAGTAGTTACTCGCCGATCATACGCTTGGTGTTGAACAGTTCTTTGTGCTGCGGGAAGGTCTGCTGCCATAGCCGTGCGTAGAAGGCGATGTGGTTGTTGCTGATCTTGAACTCTTCGCCGGTAGTGACGATGTAGACTTCCCAGCGGATACGGTTAATGATTAACCAGTGGCTAATTTTTTTCCGTCTTTTTGCCACGGCTTCGAAGGCGAACTTCTGGAAGTATTCCCACACCATCGGGTTCTCTCGGTGGTAGTCTTCCCATTCTGCCTTGCGTTCTGTAAATGTTTTGTTCATTTGTTTTTCTCCTTGAGTTCTCGGCGTAGCTTCCTGATTTCAGCGATCAGGTTCTTGTGATAGATGTGCATCCGGTGTAGGTGCCGTGCATATTCTGGGAACCCCATACCTTTTAGTTCGTCTACAAGATCAGGCGTGTCTTCGAACCAAACCGCACGGCGCAATACATCTAACTCTTTTGGTGTTTTCATGTGGCCTTCTCCTTTTCTTCGTTTACGCCAGAGGCTCATTTAAGATCGTCTAAGTCTGATAAGTCTCTGGCTATTGTCAGTACAGCAATGATGGCTTGGTCTATGCTGTTGACTACCTCGACTGTGCCTCGCCAATCTCTGTGCCAGATGATCTGATCTGGTGTCAGCTTCTGTTGGGACGGTGACTTGTTCCCGTCTTTGACTTCCAGCAGGATGTTGAATCCTTTGTAGCCAACTAGCAGGTCAGGGCAACCAGCACCCACAGCGTGTAGGTGTTGGACTGAGCAGCCCATGTGACGCAGGGCTTTGACTATTTCCTTTTGGTTATCATCGACCTTTGCGGCTCTCATTCCACTCCTTTCGTTTGGCAACCACGTTGTCTGCTGCCTGTTGATATTTGTCGCACTCAAATTCAGATTGGATAGGCACGAAAACGGCCCCTTGTTTGAAGACATCGACTGCCATACATCGGCCTATGCCAACCTTTGCGTGTGACGGGTAGTCCCTCAAGTTAAAGTTCTTGCAATGAAGGCAGCGCATTACTCTTTCCGTAGAAGCTGGGCGACTTGAGTTCGGCACAGGACTGGCAGACCCACCGCCTAGTCTTGCGGCAGTCCTTCCAATGGCCCCCTTCAATCTCCCTTCGGCTGTTGCAGGCGCTGCACCACTTTAGGTTTTCTTCGGTCTTTACACTCTGGGTCATTGCGTTCCTCTGGCTTTTGTTTTTGGGTTGACATGGCATCGGCATAGCCCCGCTTGTACTCGGCTATGTTTTTTTCTGACAGCGTGAGTGCGCCCCAGAAGATTGCTGCCGTCCCCACGAGAAGGACAAGTAGGTGAGTCATAGGAGTGCCTTGATATCTTTGATCGGCAGGTCGAAGGTTTCGTGGACTCTGATGATCACGTTGGCGGTGATGGGTCGGCCACTTCGGTACTTGCAGATGGCTGACTGGTTTATCTCTAGCGTGTGGGCTAGCTGGTAGTCACTTCTGATACCGTATTTTTCGATCAAAAAATCGAATAGGCGATGAGGCCTGTTGGTTGTTCTTCCTCTGGTCATGTTGGTACTCCAAGAATGTTTGTTTGATATTGGTTTCGATTGACTTGCGCGGGATGAACCGAGTCGGGTCGGACTGATCCTGTTCGCAGATGTACTTCTTGCGGTCGCGCAGGTACTGTTTGGCTATTTCAAGTTTGACGTTGTGGTCCATGATCTTCCTTCACGTTGTCGGATTTGCCTTCCTCTTCCCGCATCTGATGGCCTAGCCAAGCCAGTCTGGTCTGGTGGCCTTGCGTTAGCACCACCTTGACTAGCGTGGGTACTCGCTTGATCGTTGGATCGTTGGCCTCTCGCAGTTCACGCAGGGCTGTCATCCTTGTTCTGGGTGCTGCCTTGCCTGCACCAGCGGTCTTGTCTGCCAGCGCGTTGTACTCTTTGAGCCACTCTTCCAATGAAGATAGTTCCTGCGGGTCTTTGCGAGGTATGTACAAAAGCCATCCACCCCCAGAGGTTTCTGGTTCCTCTGGTTCTGCGACAACTTCTACTACCTCTGCTTCAACGGTAACTGTACCATCGACCACTTCGACAGGGGCTTCTTGATAGACCGGCTCTATTACTTCTGGCGCAGCGATAGCATCCAATGGATTCTTAGGTATATCTTTGACCTGTGGCTTGGCATCGTCTGGGTAGTCTTGTGCTTCCTCAGTAGTTATCAAACCTTTAAGTGCATCTGGGAAAGCGTCCCTTAATGCGAAGCCTCTGGCCCTCATCTGTAGCATTCGCTTTGGGTACTGAGTCCACGGCCCCTGCTTATTCCAAAGTCCGGCTCTCTTTGCATCCTCCACAGAGAAGCGTACTGTGACGGGCTTACGGCCTTTCCTGTGAGCGATACAGACTGCGACAGGGTTGGATGTACCTTCGCCCTCAAAGAACTCCTCTACGCCCTCACAGCTTGGGCTGGCCTGTACCAATGCCATTGCTGCATCGCCATAGACTGATGGCTTGCCATTGATGACAGCGATATTTTGTAAGCTTTGCATGGGTGCTAGGCCGATCTCGTTGCCCCATTGGATTGCCACCAAGATGTCCAGCGGTTTCCCTGCATAGGCTTTGGGGACGAGGTTGCTGGCGGCTAGTTCTCCTGCGAACTGCTTGGCCTCGGTGAATGTTGTCGGCAGGAAGCCGTTTCTTACTGTCAAGTTGCTCATTACTTTTTCTCCTTTACTGTGAGTGTTGATTGCCGAATTGAGTACGCTTCCTTCGCTGGGATGACGCGCTCTGCTGCTGCTTTGTAGTGGCGCATAGGCCAGCTAATCTGGTACTTCCCGCAGTCGGCTTTGGTGGCTGTTTGCATTGCTTCTTTGATACGTTTCTCACGGTCATCGATGATGGACTCGCATTGCTTGATGTCCTGCTTGGCCTCGTGGATGTCCCGCGCCCAGTCTTCGAACTCGCCGCCAAGACTGACGGTCTGCTCATCGCCCTGTCCCCATGTCCGATCTGCATCGGCAGAGTTGACAGGTGGATAGTATTCAATATGCCTCTCTGATTTCCAGATGTCAAGTCTGCGTTGGAAGTCGAGGGTTGCTTTGGCAATTGCCTTGATGCTTTCTTCGTGGCGTTTGAACAGGAAGATGCGTAGCTCTGTGCCGCGATATAAGACCGCTAGAGCGCCCCATTTAGCGTTGGTGATATCCATCTGCCCCTGTAGTTGGATCGGGCCTCTGAAGAGGGCTGGTGAATGCTCAGGAGGTACAGAAGTTAGCTTGGCTTCCAAGACCCCGCGCCCTTCTAGTGTGATGGTATCGCTGTCCATGACCATGATTCCCTTGTCCGGATCATTGGCAACGACTATGCCGTTTCCTTCTGCCGTACCGTCAAGGCTACAGGCAAGCGGCAGGAGTGCGTGAAAGTACGGCTCTGGGTGATGCGTCTGTAGGTCTGACAGGCCTAGCCGGACTGCCGCCTCTGCTAGTATCAGCTGCTCGGTTTTGTTTCCCCATTCCATTGCCTCATTGGAAATGTTTGGTGCATCTTTGCCGCCGAGGGCATCGATTGACGCACTCAGTTCGTCGTTAGGACTGCGGTATTTGCTGTAGCCCATGACAGCAGGTAAGCGACTGACTGACAGCATTGTATTTGGCGTGACTTTTCCAACCATGATGAAAACTCCTTATAGGTTTTGTGTATGAATGTGCTGCGGCTAATAACCTGTGGCTATTTGTAGAATGGGTTGCATACGTCGAGGATTATCTTTTCAACAAGGGTTTCAGTTACTTTGATTCCTTGCTGCTGGGCATTGTGCAGAAGGTATGCGGCCTGTAAGGCCTCGGCTTCTGGCAGGTCTGGGTCAATGTGATAGATGACTGCGAGTGCTGGGTATGACATAGGACTCCCGATCATAAAAAGGGTTTATAGGGCGTTAAAAAAGCCGGAAGGGTATCCGGCTGGGTGCTACAGGGAAACGGTCTAAGCGTGTGCCGTGTAATCGTTTAGCGTATTAGCAACGTCTAAGACAGTACAGCCGCATTGATCGGCTATAACGTCATAGTCATCGGTCTGATTGAAATAGATTTCCAAAATTGCATCAATTAATTCGTTTGTCATTGTTTGTCCCGTTATCATTTAAGCGTGTGCCATGATGTTGTGCGTGTCGATTAAGGCCTTGATAAGGGTTAGCACGTTCTGCGTGTTGTCTTCGGCAAGGATACCTGCCGCCATGATGAGGGCTGCGGCTGTGTCTGATTCAGACAGGCCGAGAACGTCCTGCGCGAAGTCAATCATGGCAGAGGCTGCGTCTGCTTTGTTTAATAGTGACATTTTATTAATCTCCAAAGTTAAAAGGAAAGCAACACGAAGAGGAAGGCCCACATAACGGCAAGGCCGAGGACTGCGCCAAGCATTTCGAGAATAGTTTGTTTCATGCTTCGGCCTCTTCGTCTTCGTTTTCGTCCTGATAATGCTCGGCTATTTCATGCCAGTTGACATCAGACAGGAATGCCAGCGCATAGTCACGGGCTACGCCCTCTTCGGTTGAATCGTAGATTAATTCCTCGGCGAATTCTCGGCAGGATTCAGCGCACCAAGTGCCTTCGCTGCCGTCGAACAATTCAAGGTTGACGCGCCATGTGGCGTAGTTTGTCCAGCCGTTATAGGTTTGCTTTTCCATGATGTTCCCTTTCTGGGTTTAGTTAATGGCTTTTACTTGTTGGATCGCCCACTTGTCGAGAATGTGGACTTCGTGATCGTATTCTTGCTGGGTGATTGTGCCGGATAAGAATTGACGATCAAGGCGATCAATGGCTCGTTCAACGTGCCACTCAATCTGCTCTTCGGTCAATGGTTGTTTGGTGAGTGATATTGACATTGCTATTCCTTTCAGGATTAAGCTTCTGGGTGTGGGTTTTCGTATGCGCTGCGGGCAACCTGTAGCAGCATCTCGGCCTCTGAATCGTGAAGGCCGAAATGGTCAGCGAAGCCGCCAATGGTCAGAAAATCATTGACCCATACAAGGTACAGATTGATTAATTGTTCGCGTGTCATTTGCTATTCCTTTCAAGGGTGAGCAAGCCCCCGAAGGGGCGGGATAATTAATGCCGTGCTAAGTGATGGAAATTGTAGGAAATGCCCTCTCGCTTGCACCATGCGACAACATCGGCGCGTTCTTTGAGGCTGTCTTGTTCGTTCTGAATGATTCGCAGGTGACTAAAGACAACCATTTGACGAGGTGAAAGCCAATGAATGACTGAGAATCCGTTGTCACGAATGAAGCGGCGCGCTTCTTTGTATTCTTGGCGAGTGATCATGATGTCTTTTCCTTTCGGGGTTGTTGACGTTTTGACAATCAGGCATTGCCTGAACCGATAATGTAATTGAGTTTCCATTTGTCAGTACAATTGATATTGACTATTGGAAATACCGCTTTGTGATAGAGTCCGGCTATGGAACAAAAGGCTACACTATTAAGGTTGCGCGTCGATGTCCGCGAGATGCTTGATAAGCAAGCGGCAGAGCAGAGGCGTAGCCGAGTATCAATCGCAGAGCAAGCGATAAGAGAGTATTGCCGTAAGCACGAATCAACCGAGGATAAGGTGACAAGGTTAATTAATGCAAAGCTTTGAGATACCAGAGCAGCCCACTATTGAGCAGCACAGGCCGCAGGACTTGCGGAAGTATTCCATTGTGCCAATTAGGGCTTGCAATGACAGAAGGATCAGACCAGCGGCAATGAGAGTGCTGTTAGCAGTCTGTAGCTATGCGAATCGCGCTGGCCTTTGCTGGCCTTCACATGAGAACGTAGGAAAGATGCTGGGTGTCAGCAGACAGGCCGCAGGTAGACAGATACGAATCCTGCGAGAACTGGGTTATTTCAAAGTAGTCAAGAACCACACCTACGGAAAGACAGCACAGATATTGAGAGTGCTATACGACGAAGCAATCAGTAACGCAGACCACATGGAAGCCGTCAAGTTCGAAGACCTGCCGCCAACATTGCAAGCTTGGCAAGTTAAGCAGACAGAGGAATTGTTAAATCAGGATAAAGAATCAATTAACATTGTTGCGGTAACGGCAAAAGAAGATACAGAGGAAAGATTAAGTGTTGATGATGTTGTATCGCTTTGGAAGTCTGCTTGCAATCAAGCTAACATTGTCAGGATCATAACTGCTGAAGACCGTGCTGCTGCTGCGTCCCTTGTTGCGTGTGCTGTCAGCAAGGCCTCGTTCGAGCGTGTGCTTGCTGAGGTCTTCGCAGCATGGCGCGAGCATCGCAGAGAGCCGCCGCACAGACTTGCATGGTTCGTGCAACGCCTGCGACAAGAGGCCACCCCTTGCCCCCCCGCCCCTGCCCCTATCGATGTGGGGACCTAGCTCAATTTTTGGCCAGTTTTTTGCTGCGGTCAGGCTTTTTGCTTTGAGGCAACGCCTGCCCTTGCGGGCCGTGAAATCAATTTTTTTTAAAATGGGGCTGGACAGTTCCTACGGGACTGGACGGTTCTACGTAGTGGTTAGGTTAAGAGCGTGATGTTGTAGACGTAAAGAAGACCTAACCCATATATATGGGGTGTAATCCTTTTCAGGATTGCTTGCTCTTGTTTATCTAGGCGACAGAGTGGTTAGTTCTGCTATGGCTATGTGTCCCGATGCTGTCTACTTGATCTCATCCGAGAGTATCAGCAAGGAGTACCGCCCTATTTGCCTTGTTTATTCCCTTGGTCGCAAGCTACCTACGGGAGGGCTGGGTAATGGCCCCGAAATGAAGTATAGTAGTTCTGCACAGAAGTGCAAATAACTTTTAGTAATCTCTTAGGAGAGTCATATATGAGTGGGTATACAACGCCGTATGAGTTGAAGGATGACAGAGGGAATCTGTTTAAGAATGATAAGAAGAAGAAGCCAGAGCAGCCAGACTGGTCAGGGAAGATAAGAATGAATAGTCAGGACTTCTACCTGTCGGCGTGGGAGAAGAGGACAAAGAAGGGTGAGATATTCTTTTCAGTAAGTCTTGGCAAGATGGTGCCAGCACAGCCTACCCAGCATAGTATCGATAAAGGCAATGGATATATGCCTAATGACAGGAAAGACTTGGACGAAGAAATTCCGTTCTGATATAGTTGCCACGGGGAAAGCGGATACTGTGGTTCGGCATATGCCCCCATGCGGCAGAAGTTCCACAGGCGCAGCGAGTACCCCACCTAACCCTTATTGAAGGAGCCACATGAAATACCTATTCGCACTCTGGCTAGCAATCACAGCCCCTCTCGTTTACGCTTCCTGTTCCTATAGCAGTTACTGCGGTCCTAATGGCTGCGTCTATTGCACAACCTGCTGTTATGGTGCAAGCTGTAACACAACCTGTAACTAATGACGGGTTGCCCAGCCGAAGGTGGCGCAGGTTTTTTCGCGACTTTTTTCTCCCTGCTAACAGCGGCAGCAGAAGTCAACACCTCCAAATGTTGACTGACTCTGCGGACACCCCGGAAAGACGGGGCTAACAACTATGGCCGTCAATAAACAAATACCCTCATTAAAGAACTGGGGTGGGATCAGAACCGTTCAGCAACGGCTGGGTGGGTCAACGACCATCGCCAAAAACCGAGAAGCCGTCGCCTACTCGCTGCTGACCATTGCCAATACCAAGATCACCGACATCATGGAGTGGGATGATCAAGGCAATATCAAAGTCAAAGCCAGTAAAGATATGCCTGAACACGCCCTGCAAGCCATCAAGTCCATCAAGGTCAATGAGAAGTACGACAAAGAGGGCGGGTGCATTAGGACATTGGACATCGAACTGTACGACAAAGTCGGTGTGCTACGAATACTCGCCAAAGCTAGTGGTCTCTTAGATACCGTCGAAGAATCCGATAAGCCGAGTGTCATTGGTATTAATGTGAAAGCACCCGAAATTATCGACATAGAGCCAGCCCATGAAAACCAAAGAGTCGAGTAGTAAAGCATTGCCCACCACAGGGCTAAACCTTGACTTCTCCACCAGCCCAATGGTCTGGAAGTTCCTGCAATCAAAAGCCTTCGTGCGCGGCATCATGGGACCAGTAGGGTCGGGCAAATCCTACGCCTGCTGCGCTGAAATAATGATGAAGGCCGTCCAGCAAAAGCCCAGTCCCGTGGATGGCATCAAGTACAGCCGCTTTGCGATTGTCCGAAACAGCTACCCAATGCTGAAAACAACGACCATCAAGACATGGATAGACCTGTTCCCAGAGAGTACGTTTGGTCCACTCCTGTGGACACCACCGATTACCCATCATATCCGACTACCCGCCAGAGATGGTGCTGCTGGTATCGATTGCGAGGTGATCTTTTTGGCCTTGGACCAACCCAAAGATGTCAGAAAGCTGCTCTCGTTGGAGTTGACCGGCGCATGGGTGAACGAAGCACGTGAATTACCCAAAGCAGTTATCGACGGTCTGACCCATCGCGTCGGACGATACCCAACAAAACGAGATGGCGGTGCAAGCTGGCACGGCATCATCATGGATACCAACCCAATGGACGACGATCATTGGTGGTTCCGTATGGCAGAAAAGGAGAAAATGAGTGGGGCATACAAATGGGACTTTTTCAGACAGCCCGGAGGTGTCCAAGAAGCCGATGTTGCAGAACTGCCAGAAAATCCTGAAGCTAACGACCATATATATAGCGCAGGTCGATGGTGGAAACCCAATGCCAAAGCAGAAAATACGTCTAACCTGCCGGGGGGCTACTACCAACAAATGCTGCTCGGCAAAAACCTCGACTGGATCAGGTGCTACGCCGAAGGGAAATACACCTATGTGCAAGAAGGCAGGCCAGTCTGGCCCGAATACGACGACAACCTGATGTCGCAAGACTTGGACTACGAGCCAAACTTGCCCATCCAAGTTGGCCTCGACTTCGGTCTGACTCCAGCCGCCGTTATCGGCCAGAAACACCCCTCCGGCGCATGGCACGTACTCCACGAAATCGTCACCTTCGACATGGGCCTTGAGCGATTCGGCCAACAACTGCTCGGTGAACTCAATGCAAGGTTTCCAAAAGCACAAATAATGATCTGGGGCGACCCAGCCGGTATGCAGCGTGACGCAATCTACGAAGTCACCGCCTTCGACCACCTGCGAACCCTTGGCTTGAGAGCGCAACCTACCCCAAGTAACGATTTCAAAGTCCGGCGAGAGTCCGCAGCCGCACCCATGCAGCGATTAATCAGCGGAAAACCCGGATTGCTTGTGGATAAGTCCTGTAAATTACTGCGAAAGTCGTTGGCAGGTGGCTACCATTTCAAACGGGTGTCCGTTGGCTCCGGCCAAGAACGGTTCCGCGACGCACCTAATAAGAATGAACACTCCCACGTTGGTGATGCCTTCGGGTATCTGCTACTCGGCGGCGGCGAACACCGCAGAATGACCAAAACACCCCTCGGTCTAAGCGGCCAGTTCGTCCAACAAGGCAACGCCAGCACCGACTTTGACGTATTTGCTTAAATAATGATATCTCGGCGATAGCATCTGGTTGCCGTTTGCAGCAAAAAGCATACA